ATTTATAATCAGATCCTACAGATATTTTTCTAATATCCATTTGATTAAATTAAATTTATATAAAGATACAAATTATTTAACGCCCTTGCCCCCTGTAAACCTTCTGGTAGTTTTTCGAAGATTTTAAAGATGAAGTTTTTGTTTTGGCGTGTACACCTGGACGTTTAACTTTTGTTTTTTTTATAGAAGTGCTATAATTCAGTCCCCTCGCCATTTTTATTTATTAAATTAGTTTTTTGTTTACTACCGGCTGAAGATCCAAAATAATATCCAATGACTTGTGTAAAAGCAGCCACAACCGCCCCGAATCCCATATCAAAAAGCCTTTGAGATTCTTTAGGTATTTCCCACAGCCCTATTGCTCCAGCGACTACACCTATAAAACATAGTGTTATGCCCCAGCCTACAGTTTTAAATAATATATCATTAGAGCCTGCCGCTAACGCTGCCATCTCTCTTTGTCTAGCACTTGCTCTATCTGCTACCTCAGCCTCATATGCTTCCAATACCATCTCTTGTGCTCTAATTTTATCCTCAGCAGGTGCGTCAGAATTTTTTATAGATGACACCACTTGTTCAACCGACATGTCGCCTTGAATCAATCTACCAAGCGTAGGATTTATAAGACCAACAGAGGCTTTTAATAACCTACCAACTGTTGTTTGTCCAAACTTTTTTTTAGGTTTACTCATATTACGGTATATTTAGTTTTTCCATTTTCTCTACTTGCTCTTAATGCACGTGATCTGTTTTCATTTTCAGAGACATAACTCATATGTACCCAGTCGGGATTATTATCATCACCAAACTCCCAAATAATTTGATCAAAATCTAAATTGTTCTTTATGTAATCAAACATCTCTGCGTTTGTTTTGTGCCCAAAAGTATCATCAATATCAACAGCTCTTCCTTGACAATGTTGAGAACTTGAACTTCCACCTATTGCTTGATTCAAATCAGGTGATCTATAAAATGAATTTATCTTTATCGGACCGCCAACCCATTTTCTTAGTGGTTCAAAGAGTTCATCAGCAAGGATTCCCATATTAGATAAATGATAAGAGTTAGGTGTATTGTCTATACCTAATCTAGAAGCAGTGTTGGATTTAGTCGCTTCTTTATACGAAACATGATCACTTATTTTTTCCATGCATAATATACCATTTATGTATAGTGTAGCCAATAGCTACAAGTGATAATATAATCTTTAAGATGACATCTAAATCTGTTAAAGATGTCATAAGTGCAAGAAAGTTAATGCTATATATTTTTAAATCATTCACATTTATCATCTATAAATATATATTTAACCTTTATGTCTCCTGCAGTCGTTGTAGTGTAATAATTCATTTTTTCTTCGGTTTTTTTCCTGACCTGCTTTTGCCTTTGAAAGCACTTGGCACATCTCCTATTTGGTTGCCAACTTCTTTTATAGCTTTGGTAACGTCTTTAAGTTCTTGACCTACACGATCAACTCTTTTAGACACATCCATTTTTAAAACAGCAAACTTTTCCTCAAGTATATCAGGAATCATGTTGTTGTTCTCGTCCTTTGTAAGACCTTTTCTTGTAAGCCATATAGCAACTATGTTTATTACTATTAGTAAAACTACTAATCCTATTAATATTAAAATTGTTGTGTTCATAATTTTTATTTTATTGCTAAATATATATAAGTTTGACCGCTTTCCCAATAATTAGCGTTTGGTACTCCCGCTATCTGAGTTGACGTCCATCCAAAACCATTTGTTCTATACTGTACATAAGCATTTGTTTCTGGAGGTGATGTACTACCTTGCGCACTATTGGTGTTAGCATAGAGGTTTTTATATACAAAATAAGGAAGAGTTCCCGTGCTTCTTGCTGAATCGCTTATAGA